GTGACGCCCTTGAGTTGGGTGCGGAGGCGGTCGGCGTCGGCGCTGCCGTAACTGGTGCTGGCAAGCTGGGCGGAGAGGCGGCCCTGGAGCTGGGTCAGTTCGCCGATGCGCTGAGTGACGGCGGTGGAGGAGGCGTTGTACTCCTTCAGGCGCTGGTTGGCGAGGCCTAGGGTTTCGGTGTAGTATTCGCTACTGGCGGCTAGCGCGGCGTTGAGGCTGGTCGCGACTTGGGTCTTGCTGGCGCCGCTGGAGACGGTGCTGGCGTAGGCCTGTGATGCGGCGATGGCGCGGTCGTAGGAGGCCGACACGGAGCCCTCCAGGCTGTCGCCGAAGCGAGCGGCAGACTCGGCGCCACCCGTGAAGAGGTCGCGCAGTTGGGACTGGAGGTTGGTGGTGCGGCGTTGCAGACGCTGGAGGCGGGCCTCTTCCCTGTCCGAGAAGGCGACGCCGCTGGTTGCCGCGTCTGCTTTTTGTTGTTGTAGCTTGGCGAATTCGGTGTAGGTGGCGCGATACTGCTTGCGGATCTTGTCTTCGGCAGCGGTGGTGGCGCCAACGAGCTGGTCGCGCTTTTCGGTTAGCTCGGTGATCTTTCGGTTAAGGGCGTCGGCGTCGTCGAGTTGGTTGCCGAGAAGACTTGAGGCCGGCACGGCGGTCAGCTTGTCTCTGAGGGTGTCGATTTCGGCGTTGATTCGGCGCAGCTCGTTGAGCTCGTCGCCGGTTAGGATGACGGGGGCGCGTTCGAGGGTGGGCACGGAGACACCCTTCGCTGCAGCCAAGGCAGCCTTCTGGGATTCGAGTACCTGGACCTTCAGACGGGCCTGCAGTTGGTCGATCTGGTTGGTTAGGTTCTTGACTTGTCGGGTCTGGGCGTCGGCGCCGAGGTTGATTTGGTTGCGGGGGGACGAGAAGTCGCGCAGTTCGAGCTGGAGGTCGCGGACGCGGCCTTGGAGGCGCTGGAGGCGAGCTTCTTCTTTGGCGGGGAAGGCGGTGCCGCCGGCCGCAGCGGCGGTCTTTTGTTGCTGGAGTTTGGCGAATTCGGTGTAGGTGGCGCGGTATTGGTTGCGGATCTTTTGCTCGGCGGCAGAGACGGTTGAGGTGGTCGCGTTGGCGGCAGCCTGGGCGGAATTGAGGGCATCGCCAAAGTTGACGCGGCCGGCGGTGACGGGGCGGCCGATCTCGCGGCGGAAGTCGTCGAAGGGTTTGATGGGAGGCGGTTGGACGCCCGCGAAGGCGCGGCGGGCGGCGGTGCGGAACTTGTCGATGGCGGCGATCTGGGCGGTCCAGCCGAATTGCAGTGACTTAAGTGGGCCGAGCAGCTTGCCGATTAGGGCGAGGCCGGCGAGTTCGACGACGCCCGGGATTCGAGTGAAGAGGTCGATGAATGGCGTGATGACGCCGATGACGCGGACGGCGCCGTCGGCAATCAGGAGAAGTGATTCCAGGAGGCGGACGCCGGACTGCGAGATGCGGGAGAAGACGTTGATGATGTTGGAGGTGGCGCCGCTCTCGGAGAGGCGGGTCAGGAAGTCGGTGATGACGGCCTGAACGCGCAGGAAGACCTCGATGATGGGCTGGCCGATGGTGGCCAGGTTGCGGAGGTTGAGCTGGCTTAGGGTTTGGAGGTTGTTGCGGACCTGGTCGATGGTGGCGTTGCCGCTTGCCAGGGCATCGACTGCCGAGGTGGCGCTGGGGCCGAGCTTGCCGAAGAGGAGGTCAGCCTTTGAAAGTTCAGGCAGGAACTCGATCAGGACGTCGGTGGTGACTTCACCGGCCTTGACCATGGCCTCCAGTTCTTGGACGGTTTTGCCGATCGACTTGGCGAGGTCTGTCTTGAAGGCGGGGTCGGCTTCGGAGATCTGCTGGGTTAGCTCTTCTGCCTGAAGTTTGCCCTTGGCGAAAGCTTGGATGACGCCGTTCATGACGCGGCGGGCGCGGTCGCCAGAGATGCCGAAGGCGGCGAAGCGGCTCGACAGGGCCTCGGTGATGGCCGAGACGTCGCTCATACTGCCGCCGACGTTTAGGACGACCGGGCTGAGCTGCTGGAAGCCGGACTGGACGGTGTCGAGGTTGGTGCCAAGACCAAGGGCGATGCGTTCGGCGTCGCGGAGGGACGAGAAGGCTGCACCGGCGCCGGCGCCGATGGCCTTGAAGGCGAGCTCGAATTGTTGGATCTCGGCGGCTTCGTTGACGAAGCGGTTGAAGGTCGACGAGAGTTGACCGACGACGATGCTGACGGCCTGGAGACCTTGGGTGAACTGGACGAGCTGGTTGGAGGCGCTGGCGAGGCCCTGGATATTGAGGTCGGCCTTTAGTCTTTGCCAGAAGTTGGAGGCGCCGGCTCGGTCGAGTTCGCGGGAGAGCTCGCGGACACGCTGGTTTTGGGCGATCCACCTCTCGTTGACTTTGGTGACTCGGTTGCCGTACTGGTCGGTTTCTTGAATGAGTCGAGCGATCCCGTTGCGGGCCTGCTTTGCCTCATTGACGGCCTGGCTGAGGTTGATGACGCTGCCGGTTTCGGTTTTGTCGAGTTTTTTCTGGGCTTGGATGATTTTGTCGACGACCGAGAGGCGCTCCTTTTCGACGGCGACGAGCTTGCGGGCGCCGGATTCGTCGGCGACCGTTTCGAGGGCGATTCTTTTGGTTACGGTGCCGCCAAGGGAGGTGTTGAGAGCCTTGGCGGTTCCTTCTACGTTGGCGCGTAGGTCTGCGAGGTACTTGTTAAGCTGAGCCGCATTCAGTACCGCCTCGAATTCAATAGGAGTAGCCACTGCGGTCGGCGCTTAACGCCGTTAGTCTTCCGTCTTGAGTGGGCAAGATTTCATGGTTGTTTTGAGCTTGCCGGTGTCGGGGTCGACTCGGATTTCTTCGACGAAAAAGAGCGGGCAACTGTTGGCGGCGGCCGTGCGTTCGGCGATGATTTGCTTGGCGATCGAGCGGGCCGTGGAGGGCATGGCGTAGTGGTGGGTGGTCTATGGATGCCGAAAAAAAGAGCCCCGGTTGGGGCTCGTGGCTTGGTCGGTTGGGGCCGTAAAGGGCTCAAGGGGTCGGAGGGGCGACGTTGGCGTCGATGTCGATGCGGTAGGGGCCGTAGCCTTGGATGGTGGCCTCCCAGGAGACGATCGAGCCGGCTTCGTTGGATTCGGTGTAGCCCTGCAGGGTGCCGTAGCCGTAGATGGCCTCGTCGGTGCCCGTGGGGCCGATGCGGAGCACCTTCACGCGGAGGGCGTCGGCCACGGTGTTCTGCTCGGTGAGACGCAGCACGTGGTAGCCGGCATCCTTGAAGTCGGCCACGCCGGACAGCGAGAAGCTCCAGGTTTTGGAGGTCGGCAGCGTGATGTTGAAGCCCTTGGTTTCGTCGTTCAGGCCGTACAGACGGAAGGGGTTGTCGGTGCCATCCATGTCGAGGGCCGTGGCGCCCACGCTGAAGACGCCGCTGGCGTAGCTGATGACGGCGGAGGGGGACTGGACGGTGGTCGTCGAGATGAAGCCTGCGGCGTTGCTTACGCCCGTGAAGGCGGTGTCCACTTCGGCGGCTGCCAGGGGGACAATGTAGAAGTCGTAGCCGAAGCCGGTGGAGAAGTTTGCCATGTGCTCAGGTAGGAACGCTCAGGTAGGAACGCCTCGGTAGGCGCAAGGGGATAGAGCAGGTGCCTACCTGCTTGCATTAGGCTTCCGATTTGTGATTGGGTTTAGGTTGCGGTTATGGCGGAATCGGACGAGATGAGGATTAGGGATTGGGCGATTGAGCCGAGGCCGGTTGGTGTGGGGCCTACCTCGATGGATTCGGCGTTCGAGAAGAGTTCGAGGACGCGGGTGGTGGCGGCCGTCATGGTGGAGCCGTTGGCGGGTGGCCAGGCGAGCAGGTAGACCTTCCACTGGAAGGTGATGTCGGCAGGGCCCGTTAGGTAGTTGCGGCGGCGTTGGGGGACCACGTCGTGGATCAGGACCTCCAGGCCGGAGATGGAGCTGGTTTTGGGGAGGTCGGCGCCTGGGGTGTGGACGCTTAGCGCGGGCAGGGTGGTGTTGCCGGCCTCGAAGGTGCGCGTGCCGACAAGGGCCATGAAGGTGGCGTCAGCCAGCAGGGTGTCGTAGATGGCGGTTGGGGTGGTGGGGTGCGACTGCGGCAAGATGGGCTCCCTGCTGGTTGGTAGTGTTCCTTGGTCGGTTGCGGTAAGATAAGGGTGCAGCCGCAAGCGGGTCATGCCGATCAAAGATTTTGTTGCATCACGGCTCGGGTCTTTGGTTGGAATTGGGTCCTAGGTCTGACCCGAAATGATTGACCGTTCGGTCGAAACGTCGGCTCCCAAAGGGGTGGCCTTGTCGTATCACCAGTATCTTGCGGCCATGGAATGCTTAACGAGCTCAGAGGCAAAAAGGCGTTGGCGCCGGGCGATTAAGGCAGCATGGGGGAATCGGTGTTGCTTTTGTGGAGAGCCGCCGATTGATGATAAGTCGCTCACGATTGATCACCTGAAGGCGAAGAGCCGGGGTGGGGAGGACACGAGTAACAACTGCTTGCCGGCGTGCTTGGAGCACAACCAGAGCAAGGGGTCGAGTGATTGGGTTGAGTGGTTCAGGGCGCAGGCGTTTCACTCGCTGGAGCGCGAAGCCAGGATTCGGTTCTGGCTGGAGAACGGGAGGCTGCCGGATGGCGACGAGTGGGCCTCAGCGGAGGAGGCGTAGGTCGGCGTCCTCGAAGGCCTGGAACTTGCTGGAGAGGGTGGGCATGCGGACGTCGATGGTGCGTCCGCAGGGGGACGTCATCTTGCGGCGTTCACCGGAGGCCGAGATGGTGGCGATCAGCATGCCGCTGACGTGTTCGCCGTCGGTGGAGGGTGCTAGCAGGATGGCGTCGTCGCACTGGAAGCAGAGGAGTTCCGGCGGGAGGGCGTCGGCGGCGCGGCTCTTGAGGTCGGCATAAACGAAGAGCGCCCAGGTTGGGAAGCTGCCGAGGCGGATGAGCTCCAGGGCGGCGGCGCCGTACCTGGCGTCGGGGAGGTTTTGCTTTTCGCGGTCGGCGTAGAAGTAGTAGTCTTCGGGTTTGAAGGGTTTGCGCTGTTTCTTGCGGTCGCGGTTGAGTTCGGCCGTCTGCCAGGAGATGTAGGCCGTTGGACGCTCCAGGTTGTGGAGGCGCTCGCGATCTAGGGTGTTGAGGCGCAGGATGGCGCCCAAGATGTAGGGGTAGGGGAGGCGCCAGTAGTTTTCGTGGGTGAACTCGGGGTCACCCGGGAAGTAGAACTTCAGTCGCCAGTAGTAGTCCTCGAACGGGTAGCCCTTCTGGGTGCGGGCTTTTTTTCGGCTTCCTCGAAGGAGGAGGTTGAGGTGGTTTCGTCGTTGCTGGTGTCGTCGGGTGGCGAGAAGGCGTCGAGGCACTTGCGCTCCTCGTCGCGGAAGAGGGCATCCAGGGCGTCGATTAGGTCGGGGTGGACCCTCTCGACCTCGTCGATGGTGATGTCGGTGTTGATGCGGTACTTGAGGAGACAGCAGGCGTGAACGATCTTCTCGCGGACCTGGCCGGCCGACATCTCGCGGACGGCGCGGGTGAGGTCTTCGGCGAATTCCTGCTCGATCTGGTTGATGAGGTCGAGTTGCTTGAGGGCTTTGGCGTTTTGGTCG